ATGCAGCGCCTGACGCAACTATTGACTTAAGTAATTTAGCGGGGGTTGCTAAAGAACAACGGGGTGAATTACTTACCCAACTAAAAGGTTTAGCACCTGAATCTGCAACGTTGTTAGAGCGTTATGGTCCAAAAGAAGTTGAAACTATAATAAATGGTGTGCCCGTAAAACAAGTTATACCGCCAGCACCTATTACGCTTGAGCAAGCGCATCAAATTAGACAAGCCATAAACATTGACCGTGCAGCCATTAAAGGGTCTAACGAGTCTGGCGCAAACATTACGCGCAAACGTTTAAACGAGCTATACACATCACTTAACAACGCAATTGAACGCAATGTTGCGCCAGAAGCAAAACTGTTGTTTAACGAAGCTAATGATTTGTTTAAAGAGCGCATTGTTAACGTTTATCGAACTGGACAGCCATCTAACTTAAGCCGCATAAGCACTTTGAATGAGCCTATGTTGCGCCCAGGCGATATCGTTAGCAAAGCAATGGCTGATGAAGGCAGTACGCTGCAATTTTTGAAGGTGTTTAAACAAGACCCGGCGGCTATGCAAAGCCTAAAAACGGGCGTGGAAGACTTGTACCGGCAACAAGTTCTTGCGGGTGGCAAAACAGCTACGCCTGAAGCACACGCTAAGTTTATGTTTGATAACGCTAGACAACTTGGCGCTTTAGACAGCGCAGGTTTGGGTATGTCTACAAGACTAAACCAAATTGGTGGGCAAGTTAAAGGGCTTACGGCTGCTGAACAAGCATTGACAGCGCAAGGTAAAGCAATTCCTAGCAAAGTCACAGAAACATTTAAACCAGAAGTAGAAAAATTAACTTTTCAAGGTAAAGCAATTCCAAGCAAAGTAACGGAAGCATTCAAAGCTGAAGATGAAGCGTTAAAATTGGCGTCTACCACGCTAGGATTTAAGCAAACAGACAAGCTGCGCTCTGCTATTGTTAGCAACCCTGAAACGGCAAGCCAAGCCCTGTCTCGCATGGATGCCCCAGCTAAGTCTTCATTGGCGCGTGGTGTGATGCAAGACGCTGGCAAGACCTCTGACCCGCTAAAACATTTGGTTGACAATGAGCAAGGCATTATGCGTGTGCTTACCGCGCACAATCCAAAAACTGCTGCGGCAACGTTTGCTACCGCAAAAGACGCGGCTGAATTAGCAAACATAATTAAAGAAACCGGCAATAAATTGGGTGTTAAATATTCAGATAATGCTATGGTAACGCAGCAAAATCTTAACAATTTAACGCAAGGGTTACCAGACGTACAAAAAGTTGTGCAACAAATTCAGCAACAAATACAACGTGGCGAAGATTTTTCTAGGCTTGCTACACAAGGTGATGCCAATGTGTTAAGTTTGTTTAGTAAAGAAACTAAACCGCATATGTTTCCACTTAATAAGGTGTGGGCAATTGCAAACGCGGTGCTTAACAGAGTTGAAGGCAAAATTGACAAAAAATTGGCGGTTCAAATTGCTACAGAATTGGCTAACCCCAACACTGCGGCAATAGCGGTTCAACGCGCTTTAAATACAAAAACAATTCGTCCAATAAATTTGCCAGAAATTACTCGGGGAGCCGCAGCTATATCTGCTACTGAACAAAACCAAAACGCATTGACAAAATAGTGCATAATTAAGTTTTAATTAATTAGCAAAATAATGGATACTCAACAAATCATCAACGTTGCTCTCGGCCTGATTGCTTTTCTCGGAGGTTGGGTGCTGAACAACATTACCAGAACCATTGAACGCCTAGATACAGATGTCAGAGCCATGCCCAGTATTTACGTATCGAAAGACGATTATCGCCGAGACATTGACGACATCAAAGAAATGCTTGGCAAGATTTTTGACAAACTGGATGCAAAGGTGGACAAATGAAAGATTATCTTCTTGAACGTGCCAAAGAACCATCAAGCTGGCGCGGCCTGTTGCTCCTCTTGACCGCTATCGGCATTCCCGTGGCCCCTCAATTAGCTGACGCCATCATCGCTGTTGGCTTGGCATTGGCTGGCTTGGTTGGCGTTGCAACACCAGATAGATGAACCTCTCGCCGCACTTCACGCTTGCGGAACTCACGATCACCGATCACCGCCAGTTTGACAACACGCCAACGCAGATTGAGATCAGCAACTTGCAGCGGCTGGCGCAGTTTCTGGAGATCGTCAAAGCTACCCTTGGCGGCAAGCCTGTAATTATTACGTCAGGCTATCGCAGCAAGGCCGTTAATGACGCTGTGGGAAGCAAAGATACTAGCCACCATAGGCTAGGGTTAGCTGCTGACTTTCGGGTGCCTGGGATGGCACCTGACGCTGTAGTGAGGGCGTTGCTTAAGTTGCCTTATCAACAAATCATCAGAGAATTTGACGCCTGGACCCACATCAGCATCCCGCAAACTGGTGTGCCACGTAAACAGGCGCTGATCATTGACAAATTGGGCGTAAGGCCATACGTCTAAGGATGTGGAGCGTTTTCAGGCGTTTCCACACACACATAGACCGCGGCATACTGGCCTCGGGTTGGCCCCGTCCAACGGTCTACATACACGCCGCAAACGGTTTTTAGCGTCTTACAGATAGTGTCAGCAGTTGCGCCAAAGTGATCTGCAATCTCATTAACTGTCAGACCATCTTCGGACGCCAGTAGCAGGTCACGTATCGCGTGGTGTCTGGACTTCATCTTCTTCTTTTAAAAGTTCTTGCAGTTCATCTTGAGTGACAAACGGGATGCCTGTTGTCAACGTCTGCTTTCTTAAGGGACAGTCTCTGCCTTGAAGACAGTCGTAGGTACAGCATTCCATGCCGCTGCGTTTCTCGCGTATGCGCTGCTCCATTGCAATGCGCTCAAACTCAGAATCTTCAGTGTTCATGTTTTCTCCTTAATATCGTAAAACCAATCATCACCGGCTGACCACTTACGTGTGCCATCAACAGTGTAAATATCCTTGGCTGCTTGAAAGTCTGGGAACTTTGTTTCGGCTGGTATCAGGCTTTGGTCGTACCACAAGCAACGGTTGTTTGGCTGGCAGGCAAACTGCCCGTTGTCCAGCATGATCCAGTTAAAAGACTTGTGTTCTTCGGCCTGTTCGGTAAACCCCGTGTCCAAGTCCATGCCTTCGGCGCAAAAGTCCACCGTAAACAAGTAACGGCCAAAGTGCCACTGCTTATCTTTGCCCAAAAACTTCACGCCTAAATTACGCAAACCAATTTTTTCAATGACTGTAAAGCGGTAGCCCATGCAGTCCCAAAGCTGAAGCGTATCAACGGGTAGGTCACCGTGGCCTTCGGTCCAAACGTAAGCGTGGATCGGCAGCTTGTCGTACAGGGCGCCGTAGTTGGGCAACAGCGACTCGATGCGGAACACTTGGCCTCGCAATGCTTTGAGACTGACCCAGATAGCAGGCTCAAGTTCGCCGTGGCCTTTAGTGTGGTTGTACAAAAACTCTCGTTTTACAAAACACTTCATGGGTGGCAATGATGCCACGATGTAGCTCATCTTTTCTCCTTAAGACCGCGCCATTTTTTATTCTGTAAGCCTACAGTATCTAGCGCCAATTCTGGTAAAAATTCTGTATCACCCCACCGCTTGCCGTTCCAAAAACTGAATCCCTTGCTCCATTTGACTCCCTCCATTTCTGTCTCGTACACCCCAACATGCACGGGCGTAATGTGCACCGGAAACCACGGCGTTAAGTATTTGCTCATCTCTGCTCCTTCAACCAAATCAGAAAACTGTCCTTGGTGTCGTTTTCCCACGGCATCTCTTTGACCTTTTCAGCAATACGCTCAAAGGCTTCAGCCCTTCCGACCTTGCAGCCTTCTTTGTAAGCATCAGCATCAGCATCAGCATAAGCATCAGCAGCAGTTCTTTCGCTGCACATGCGCTGTTCATCTGTCAGCGGCTTGCGCTGTGCTGCGGGTGGGTCGCCCCACTGCTCCAACGGTATGCCTTGGGGGTGGCGGTCGTCCACCACAGTGCATTTAAATTTCACAGGCTCCTGCGCTGGCTGTGCTGCAAGGGCTTGCCTGATTTCGGTGATGGCTTCTAAATGACCTGCGTAGCCTTGCTCAAGCGCCCATCGTGCGCCAGTCAGTTTTGCAATCGTCTCCAGCGCCTCCAGCGCCAGTTTTAATGCTTCACTCATGCTTGTCCCCTTGCTTTATATGCACTGCAAAACAGTACAAATAATTTTTGTTTTGCAACTTGTTTGGCGCAACTCGTTTTTTGGCAGTTTTTGCAGTTAATCATGCTTGTCCCCTAATTGCTTCAGCGCATTCAAACGCTTGTCCAATTTCATAAGCACCTTGCTTGTTATGTATTTCTTCACACAACTTCGCACACTCTTCTCTTTCTTGTGCTGTAATGCTGCGTTCGTACTCAGTCC